TTAATAGTAAAACAAATAGGGTGTTATTTGAGAACACAATTACTAACAATATGTGGACTCAACCTAATATAAAATATTTAGTTAAATGGCGTGTAGAAGTTTATGATAAAGAAGATAATTCAAAAGTTTTTGAACATATTTTTAATCCTGAAGGAAAAAGAATTTATATTCATATAGATTCTACAGCATTAGGAGATACATTAGCTTGGTTTCCTGTTATTGAAGAATTTAGAAAAGAAAATAAATGTGAAGTAGTTTGTTCAACATTCCATAATGAATGGTTTGAAGGAAACTATCCAGAATTACAATTCGTAAAACCAGGATCAGAAGTAAATAATTTATATGGTATGTTTGCTATTGGTTGGTTTTATGATGATAAAAAAGTAGTGTTTGATAAAACACCTATTGACTTTAAAAAATATCCTTTACAACAAACCGCTACTGAAATATTGGGAATGAAATATAGAGAAGTTAAACCTATAGTAAACACTCCTAATAAAAAAACAGACATTGAAGGTAAATATGTTGTTATTGCTCCTCATGCTTCCGCTCATGCCAAATATTGGATGTATCCAAAAGGTTGGCAAACAATTATTGATTATTTAAATAGTAAAGATTATAAAGTTGTTATGTTAACTCAAGAACCTTTAGGTGATGATTGGCATGATTCAAAACTTGGTGGAACTTTAACAGGAGTAATTAATAAAACCGGAGATTTTCCTTTAGAAGATAGAATGGTTGATATTCGTGATGCAGAGGCATTTATTGGAGTAGGAAGTGGAATGAGTTGGTTATCATGGTCATTAAATACTCCAACAATTTTAATTTCAGGATTTAGTTATCCATACACTGAAATGCAAGATTGTGAACGTATATTCCCTGATAATCCTAGAGTTTGTAGAGGATGCTTTAATCGCCATTGGTTAAACCCAGGTGATTGGGAATGGTGTCCTGATTATAAAGATACCCCACGTCAATTTGAATGTACAAAAGTTATTGAACCTTCTCAAGTAATTAAATCTATCAATAAAATTCTTAATCTTTAAAAATTAATTAAATATTTATTATGGACAAATTTTTAACACCTGAAGAGTTATTTTTAATAAATCATCTAAATACCCAAAGAGAAAAAATAAAATATCAACTTGGAAATTTAGAATATGAATTACAATTATTGAATCAAGAAAAAAATAAAGTAATTCAAGAGTTGCAACTTTTAGAAGAAAATTTTATTAAAGTAGGAAAAGAATTACAAGAAAAATATGGCGAAGGAGCTTTAAATTTAAAAACAGGTGAATTTAAAAACAAGTGACTTTTAAAAACTTTCAACATATTTATAACAAAATAAAATAACTCATAAAATGGCAGAAGCATTAATATCACCAGGTGTACTTGCAAGAGAGAATGACAACTCATTTGTTTCACAAGGACCTATTAGAAACAGCGCCGCTATTATAGGCCCTACAGTTAAAGGTCCTGTAGAATGGCCTCAGATTGTTACATCCTATAGTGATTTTACTAACAAGTTTGGATCTACCTTTATTTTTAATAACGGAACAGGTAGTGGAAATGTACAAGGTTTCTTTACTTCAATTGCAGCTTATAATTTCTTTGCAAATGGTGGTGAAACATTATTAGTAACTAGAGTAGCTAGTGGATCCTATGCCCCAGCAACATCTTCATTCATTTCAGGAAGTACAGCAGGAGCTATTGCTAGTGGTAGTGCATTTACATTAACTACTTTCTCTGAAGGTACTATAATGAACAGTACTAGTCCTATTGATATTAGTGGTTCATTAGCAAGTGGTTCAGTAGATAATATTAGATTCCAAATTGCTAACTCTAATACCTCATCTGGTACATTTGATGTGTATATTAGACAAGGTAATGACAATACTGCTAATCCTATTATTTTAGAAACATGGACTGGTCTATCATTAGATCCTACAGCTCCAAACTTTATTTCTAGAGTAATTGGTGATTCTTATCAAGCATTAGATACTGTTAATAATCAAATGGTTTCTTACGGAGTATATAAAAATAATTCTAGATATGTTTATGTATCTAGTATTAACCCATACTTCTTAATGCCTAACTATTTTGATAATAATGGTAATGCAAATGCAGCTTATGCTCCTTATATGCCTGCTAATGTGCCTGTAAGTGGTACATTTGGTGCTGCTACTGGTACAATTACTTCAAGTGCTTTATTCTATGAAAATATTAGTGGTGTAAACACTCAAGGATTAGTAGCTAATAACTATACAAATTCAATTGCATTATTAGCTAACCAAGATGATTACCAATTTAACGTATTAGTAACTCCTGGTTTATTTGGCTCTAATGCAAATTATAACGCATTACAAACTACAATTATTAATAATACACAAAACAGAGGTGATAATATTTACGTAGTAGATTTAGTACCTTATAGTTCAAGTGTTGATACAGTAACTTCTCAAGCTCAAAGTAGAAATACTTCATATGCTGCTGCTTACTGGCCTTGGGTTCAAACAATCGACCCAGATTCAGGTCAATTTGTGTGGGTTCCTGCTTCAACAATGATCCCAGGTGTGTATGCATACAACGATACAGTAAGTGAACCATGGTTTGCTCCTGCAGGTATTAATAGAGGTGGTTTAACTCAAGTAATTAGAGCTGAAAGAAAATTAACTCAAACTCAAAGAGATAACCTATATACAGGCAACGTAAACCCAATCGCTACATTCCCAGCAACAGGTGTTGTGGTGTATGGTCAGAAAACATTACAGAAAAAAGCATCTGCTCTTGATCGTGTAAATGTTCGTAGATTATTAATTGCTCTTAAAAATTATATTTCAGAAGTAGCTCAAAACTTAGTATTCGAACAAAATACTATTGCTACTAGAAATGCTTTCTTAGCAGCAGTTAACCCATACTTAGAAACAGTACAACAAAAACAAGGTTTGTATGCGTTTAAAGTAATTATGGATGACAGTAATAACCCTGCAGAAGTAATTGATAGAAACCAAATGGTAGGTCAAATTTATATCCAACCTACTAAAACGGCTGAATTTATTTACTTGGATTTCAACATCTTACCAACAGGTGCTACTTTCCCAGCATAATTTTTTAAATATTGAATATTTATAACAAAACAAATAGATAAGCAAAATGGCAATATTAGATTCCAACGAAATATTTTTCACCGCGTTTGAACCAAAACAGGCGAATAGATTTATCATGTATATTGATGGGATTCCATCATACGAGATTAAAGGTGTAAGTGCGGTCACTGTAAACTCAGGTACTGTTCAATTAAACCACATTAACGTTCAACGTTATGTTAAAGGTGTAACTAAATGGGATCCTATTACCTTTACACTATTTGATCCTATTGTACCTTCAGGTGCTCAAGCTGTAATGGAATGGGTACGTCTACACCACGAATCAGTAACTGGTCGTGATGGTTATTCTGATATGTACAAAAAAGATTTAACATTTAACGTATTAGGACCTGTAGGTGATATCGTTTCAGAATGGATTTTAAAAGGATGTTTTATTACAAGTGCAAACTTTGGTGAATACAACTGGGATACAGCAGATACAGCAGTAAACCTTACAATGGTTGTTCAACCTGATTACTGTGTATTAAATTTCTAATAAAAAGAAAAATCAAAGAAAGCTCGCAATTTTTGCGAGCTTCTTTTTTTCTCATATATTTATATATGATAACAAAGTTATATTAAATAAAAATTATGGAAGAAAGCAAATTTAAGTTCCCTACAGAAATGGTAGATTTACCCTCAAAAGGTTTTTTATACCCTGAAGGACATGTTTTATCAAGCGGTAAAATTGAAATGAAATATATGACCGCTAGAGAAGAAGATATTCTTACTAATCAAAATTATATCGCTACCGGAATAGTTTTAGATAAATTATTACAATCTTTAATTGTTACTAAAGTAGATTACAATGATTTATTAGTAGGTGATAAAAACGCAGTTCTTATTGCCGCTCGTATTTTAGGTTACGGTAAAGATTATGTTATTGAATATCGAGGAGAAGAACATAATATTGATTTAACTACTCTAGAAAATAAACCTTTTGATACATCTACTTTAGAAAAAGGTGTTAACCAATTTTCATTTAAGCTCCCTAATTCAGGAAATGAAGTTACTTTCAGAATAATGGATGGTCATTTAGAAAAGAAAATTGAAGAT